ATATTATTTATTAAAGCTTCTGTTCCATCTATAGTGCTTGTCATACTCATATAGTTAGGACTTCTAAGTGCTAACATTTTTCTCATATTCTCACTCATACCAGTCTGATAAGCAGAACTAAATCCTAAGTGTTTTTTAATACCTGTAGCTTTTGGATTTATTTTATTCTTATAAAAGAAGTTTAAAGACTCCCAAGCATCTGGAACTCCATCAACAAGTCCTGCTGTTACTTTATTTGCTTGTGTAAATTTTCTTGCTTCAGTTACTACATCATCATAATGTCTTAAAGTTCTCATTGTAAATTTACTCATATTCCAAGTACGAATAGCTCCTGCACCAAGAACAGAACCCATACTTCTCATTGCTATATCAGGTCTTCCTGTAACTTTTCTCATTGCAGCATTAGTCATGTAAGAAAAACCTTTAGGCAACTCAGTTGCTTGAAAAACTGTAGGTTTTTTCCCAATATTCATACTTGCAGTATGATAACCATCACCTAATAAGTCTTTAAATATAATATCTATATCTACTTCACTTTTTCCTGCCATCTTCTTCCAAAACATTTTAGAACCAGGAATCCATTTATTTAAAGTAGGGTCATTCATTAGTTCTACTGGATTAGCTTCTGATATATGTTTTCTTAATGTTTTATATTCAGGTAAAGCCATAAGTTTTCCACCATCTTTAGCAAATACACTTTGAACTCTTCCGTTAATTAATCCATGTTTCCTTCTTAATTTTCTATCTGCTTTTAATGCTTGTTGAACAGAAGGTATTACTTCATCCATCATTGTCGGATTAAGCGATAACTTAGCTAATTCTTCTGAATTATTATTTAAGGCAACAACTATTTTCTTTTCATCTGGCATTAAATTATCCCAGGCTTGCTTACCTGCTTTAGTTCTATCTTTAGCAGCAGTAGCAATTTGTTTAGAAAGTTCCATAGCTTCTTTTTTATTAGCAATATATCTAATACCTTCACCTTGTTTTAATCTTTTAGCTGATTCTCTTGCTAATATATCTGTACTTCTTGACCATTTTCTAATTTTAGTAAGACTTAATAATCCACCATTAAAATATTCAGCAGGTAAAGCTGAAGCAAAATCTAACAATCCAGAAGTTACTTTATATGCAGTAGTACCTGGTTGATATATTTGTCCTGCTTCATATCTACCCCATGAATAATCAGTTAACTGTCCATCATTTAAAAACTCTCTTTGAGCATATTCAGTAATATTCATGTCGTTATAATTAGTTCTTCTATCAGCAAATATTTTTATTTTATTTGGGTTATCAATACTTAAATAATTAATTTGTCCATTAGCATCTAGTTCTTTGATAGGAGAACCAATCTTTAAATAATATAATTCTTTAGCTTTCTTTTCATCTCCACCGAATTTTAAAAGTAAATCGTTATACATAGGGTCTTCTTCAGCATGTACAGATTCAAAAAAGAATCTTTTACTTCTATCCATGTTTACAGCTTCACCACTCATAACTTTCTTAGCAGCCGCCCAGATATAGTTCTCTCCTGCAAACTTAATAGCTTCCTGCATAAAATCAATATTTTGTCCAAGCTCTCCTGGACCTAGGTCTCTACCTAAATTTGGAACTTGAGATATATTAACTAATGTAGCTATATTTGCTTGAGCTACTTCTGGTGTATATCCTTTTTCTAATAATTCATCATATCTTCTAAGGTCTTGATAATATCTCCAGATACGACCTTGTGCTCTATAAGGAACACCTCCACCTCCAAATTGCATTATGTCTGAAGTTGGTAGTGGATTCCATTTATTCCAAGTTTCTCTAATTGCATCTAATGTTCCTATTACGTATACTGGTAACGACCAATTTCCTACTTCTTTAGGAGTTCTTCCACCAGGAGCCCATCCACCAGATAATATATCAATGATACTTAGATTCATATCATCAGTGATTTTTTCATTTCTAAATTTCTCAGATAAAGCTTTCCAATTTTCTGATTCTTGTACTACCCATTCTTCTTGAGCTTTATCAGCTAACATTTGTTTTGATAAAGTATCTGTGACTGGAAGTACTTGTGCTGCAGTTATTAAATTTTTATCTAAGATATCATAAGCAAGTGAATCCCTAATTACTCCTTCAGATAAAGCTTGTATCATAGGTCTATTTTCAGGACTTGTGTAGAACTTCATTACATCTTCTTCTAGTTTCCTAGAGAGATAGAACTCTCGTTCCATCATTGGGTCAATAAACATTATGTACTTCTACTGTTAAGTAATTGAGCAATAACAGGATGAGGATTAACTTGATACATTGCTGATAAAAGTATATCTACATTATTAGCAATATCTCTTGTTGGACCTCCCCCTTCTCCAATTGGTATTCCTTCTGTTGCTGGTTGATTTGGTAAATCTGTTCCTCCAAAAACATTTGGTCCTGCTGCGTTTGATTGCATAGGAAAAGGAGAATTAGCTCCACCAGAATCTCCTAAAGGAGCACCTTGTTGCTGTTGTTGAAATGCAGCACTTTCTCCATATGCCATATCTTCTCCACGCATGATAGGTTGAGCTCCATCAGTTCTCTGACTTAAAGCTCCTGGTCCACTAACTGCATTCTTTCTATTAGGGGTAGGTCTTTTATATCCACCTCTAGAACGGTTCTTCGCCATAACTATCCTCCTCATTTAACATAATAATAATATTTGGTAAAGGTCTAATGATTGTATATCTTGGAAGTAATTCATCACCGTATGGAACATCTCCAAATTCTTGATTAATGATACTCCAAAATGATTGTTCTATATCTTCCATTATATTCCTCCTAATGCACCAGCTACTGAAGGAGGTCCTTGAGGTGCTGGTAATCCACCAGGAGCACCTTGTTGCTGAGCCATTTGTTGTTGTATCATAGCTTCTTCTTCTGGAGACATCTGTGGTTCTTGAGGAGTATAGAACATTCTCATTATATCTGTCATTTCTGCTGGATATTCATAAATAGCTATAACAGCCATAGTAGCTGCAGGGTCTCCCTGAGCTGACCTAGCAAGAATAGATTCAAATAAAACATTCTCTGCTTTATTCTTTCTAATACGTTCTTGTACCTTAGCTATATTATCAAGACCATCAATATTGTCTTGTAAGGTCTCTACGTCTATAACACCTGCTTGTAATAATTGCAAACCAGTAACAATCTTTTGTGGTTCATCAAAACCAGCCATAACTCCATAAACACGTCTTGTCCTGAAATCTCCACCAATATCTGCTATAGGAGCATAGTTTTCAGAGAATGCAGTACCTGCATAAAAACCTTGTATTGGTTTCTTTCTTAATTCATCAAACTGTGCAGCTAGTAAACTATCAAGTTCTAATCTCTTTTCATCCATACTTTCAAGACCATGTTTAATAACTTCTCTATATTCATTAATCATTAATGACATAGTTCCATTAAGTTCTTGTAGTCCTGCACCAGTAACAAATGAGTTAGGAGATTGAGCATCATCAGTAACTGGATATCCACCAACTAATCTGAGTTGTCTTTCTAATCTATCTATCTGTTGAAATAATTGATAAGGTATATTGTTCTGTGGTTTAGATACTTGAGTACCAGGAGCAAGATAGTTAATTGCAAATCTACCTCTTCTATATTGTCCTGATTCAAGTTCTCCTGATATGTTAGTTTCTGTGAATACAGAGTCTTCCATAGCTATTGCTGACATGATATTAATCTTTGCCATCATAGCCATCAAACCTATAACATGGTCATACTGACC